TTCTTCATGTGCTTTGTACTGTACTTCGTTCATGCTTCCACTACAAAAATCATTTTAGTACTCCTTGATAGGGGCTATTAAGCCACCTTGCATAGGTGTCAGCATTATCAGCAATTTTATTCAATTCATATTTTCCAGCAAACTTCATCAAGTGAATACCAACTTGCGGGGTAGTAGTTCTACGAACACCTTCACGAATGTTTGTATCTACTGACAGTTTAATATTATCGGGTTGAGCGGTAAGATCAATCAAAATTCGGTTACGCTCATAGTCGTCACGCACACGATGTTCCACACCATTGTGGTCCTGCCAATGCTGCAATTGCATATTGTTCCACGCATAGCCTTGCTTAGTTCTATCAGCGTATGCCTCAATCAATCCAACTTTATTTTTGCTACCTTTCTCCCGTACCCCGGGAAAAGCACTGAACACATTGTCGGTTGAATCTCCCCTCATGCATTTCCGGAATAATATATATTGTGGATCCTCAAGTAGTTTAGGATTCTTTTCTTTATTTAATACAGGCTTACCATTATCCTTCAGGTAGCCCTCAAGTGTAATTAATTCATTTGTAATACCGTTGTACTGTTTTACGTTTGGAGAAATTAATTGTAGAAAGTCAGTATCGCTGCTGATAATGAAATGTTCATCATCAGGATGCAAGTGAATGAACCTGGCAATCAAGTCATCAGCCTCAGCGTTTGGATCACGCAAGACACTTGTGTTTGTCTTCTCTTTGAGCCAGGTCGTGAAGGTGTCATATGTTTGCCAAAACATGGTGTTTTCTTCAACCTCTGCCTCTGTTTGAGACATTGTATCTACAACACGATTCCTTTTATACGGAGCATAGTAGGATTTTCTCCACGATTTTCCCTCCAATAAAAAAGCCACATGGTCAATTTGGAACTTACGCACAATTTGATTTGTGCTAGCCAATGTAAGATGTAAGGCCATCGCTACTTTTTCTTCCGCAGTACTATTGCGTGATGCAATGTGCCTAGCACGGAAGAAGGTATTTGCGGTATCTATTAGTGCGTATTTCATATCAGTAGTATAGCATAATAAAATTATTTTGTCAACTTGACCTCTTCCAAAAACATATCAGGATTGGAATTGATGTTAGAGAACAGTAGTGGGTTATTAATAGTAAACGGGAGAAACTTTGACTTTACTTTTCTGATAGTGTCATATGGGTAATTGATGATTCTATCAGCAACAAAATTTTCTAGATCCTTGAGGTTAATTCCATGTACTGGATCTAACCATTCTAGTTTATCATTGCTTAGTTCAAGTCTATATTCTGCCCATTGTTTTTTAACGTATCGTTCTAAATCTTTAATCTGATGAACATCACCGTAATATAAATTACAAAACTGTTGTGCAGCCGCAACGTGGTTAGAATATTCTAACAATCTGTCAACGGGTAGATCCCTGAGTGTAATACCATATCCAAGCACAAGAGTTTGTGCTTGGATAATGTTATAGAACCACCCGTGATTAGAGAGTGTAGTTACCGACATTCTGACGAATATTCAGCGGAAGAGAATCATAGATATCATGCGTGATTCCCGGTGCTGGTGTATAAATGAAATCACTTACATCAGTAGTAACCAAGTGCTTACCGTGCATTTTCTTGTACATTTTAAGTACCAATGCTAATGCACAGTTATAAGGTGGAGTCTTTGCATCTTTGCCTTGAATCTTCAACCATGCCTTGTGTGTTTCTGCGGTGATGCTACGCAACTCAGGAAACCCAACAAAGAAAGTTTTAACGATAGCATGAATATTCTTCATGAATTCATCAAACGCTTTACCCTTCATAGGCACGTTGCCATTCATTAGTCCTGCATACAAGTGACCATAGAAACCAAATGCTTGCGAGTCCACTTCTGAACCATGCCAGTATTTGTTATTCGTTGAAATAATGAATTTGAATTTATCCATATCATCATCAGTAAAGCTAGTCAAAGCCTTGATATGAGTCAACGTACCAGCACGACCTGCATGAGGATGATTAGGTGCCATTGGAATCGTATCTTCACTTTCACAATGAGTTTGTTTCTCAGCAGCTAGTTTGTATTTGTCATTAAGACCATTGTCCCCATACAAACGATAGCTACGAACATGAACACGATGATAGTCAAATTCGTCCCAAGGCTTAGAACCTTCACCGTTACGATAGAGACCAGCCAATAGAGAAAAACTCTCTTGGTCAGTATCTACTACCCAGCATGGATATTCAAAGTCAAGCCAATCTGCAGGAACGTTATCCCAAATACCTTCTTTTGCAAATGAACCAACTACAGTTAATGTGTGCATACTGTCGATAACCAGCAATTGATTAGTGCCCTTCAGTCGCACAATAAAGATAGGGCTTAGTAAGCGAGGATCAAACCCGCTACTGATTTTAGCACAATGAGGTTTATCTAATAGACGTTGTACTTCCTCAGGGATGATTAAAGCACGGAGTTTGTGATTCTCAAATTTAGGTATGTCTACAACCTTAAATTTAATGTTGTTTGCCTTTAAGAAAGCAATAATATTTTGAAACTTCTTGTAACCCGAAATTTCATTAGTCAAGTCAACGACATTTTTGTTCTTTAATTGAGATTTAGTCTTAGCCAAGACATTATCTAATTGACTAATATTTACCTTCTGACGGTTTGGACGCCACACTAGTTTAGTCTTTGCAGAGGGGACCGATGCAATTGCCACAGCAACAGATTGACCATTCAATACTGTCAGTGAAGTTTTATTAGCGGTTGTTTTTGCTGTTGCTGTTTTTACAGCGGTTGCATTTACTGTTGCCATTTTATTTTCCTTAAAAAAGTTTTTTATTGTTAAACACTATTGTCTAACAATGCGTGTATTATATACTGTTTTTTCTTTATTGTCAACAACTTTTTTAGTGTGCTTACCCAAATTGTTAACTTACCTCCGTACGCCCATCACCCAAATCTTTAGTTCGTACATTACGATAGCTGTTTCTCTTATCTGGATCTCCCATTTCCTGATCAAACGTTTCCAGTACAGTCGCCCTACACAGTCCAATCCACCACCGATCAACTATATCATTATCAGTGTCAGTAGTTTTTATTTTGTAACCTGCACGAATTAAGTTTAAAACAAATTTGTCATTGAAATCTAATTCTACAGAACCACTATTAATATCATCATGATCAATATCCATTTTAACAATGTTAACATATGGTTCTCCGTTGTTAGTAGCCAATTCTTTAGCACTTAAAATTTTCTCTTCTTTTTTTTCTTTTGGCTTTCTTTTTCTTTTTTCTTTTGGTATACTTGAAGTTACACTACTAGGAATTGTTTCTACAGTAGAGATGACCGGTTTAGATTTACTAAATATATTTTTTAATTTGTTGAACATTCTTTATCCTTACGTAGATCATACAAGGCAAACGATGCTAAATTTTTTGCCTTGCTTTCGCACATTATATCAAATTTGTCAGAAAATGTCAATGCCCAATCATTGACTGCATCATTCCAATAAAAATCAGAATGTGCTCTAAGTTTTTGTTTATTATGCCCGGACTCCATTAACGGAAAAAGAGCGGGGCGCTGTAATCGGGAATGGCCAACAAGTAAGTCATCACGACTAACGGAGTAATGTATAACAGGGCGCACGCCGCGCCAACTATCACAAATCCTTTTAATACGATCATCATTATTTTCAATATATTCTCCAGTTTTAATCCAATGATGATGTATATCTAGTACCAATGCACATGTATCTATCAATTCCATACTTGAATCAATTCCCCATGTCATTTCATCATTTTCAATAGTAATCATATTTCTAGCTTCTACAGTTAGACGTTTCATTACATCTTTGATTCCTTGCGGACCTCGTCTACCCGAAATATGAACATTGATTTTAAAGTCTTGAAACTGTTTACCATACCCCATACTACGAGCCATATCCGCATGATATTCAAACTCTTTAATACTGTTATTTATGATATCATCACTTGCGCTTGCTAAAACAGTAAATTGTCCCGGATGAAAAGACAATCTAACATCATTTTCTCTAGCAGAATTGCCCACTTTAGTGAATAATTCTTCCATACGGTTAATCACATCCTGGCGTTTATAAAAATATTCCCAATCAGGATGGGTATATGCAGTTAGCATATCGCTAGTTAATCTAACCATTCTGAGGTCCGGTACAAGGGATCCAACTTTCATTACAAGATTATGAGTATGGGTTATATTTTTTTCCATAGTATCCCACAATTTTTGTTCTGCTACTTCTTGTTTTTGACGTTTTAACCAAGTTAAAGTTGTGCCGCCCGTGTTTAATTCAGGCACACTAACTACAAAGTTTTTAGTATTAACTTCAGAAAACTTACACGCAAACCCAATACGTTTGATATGATTATTTGTCATAAGAATTGCCAATAGTGATAAATATAGTATATTATAGCATATTTGCCTAATAAAGTAAATGATTTACGGAGACATATGAAAATAAATGATATATTAGAGTCAACTAATTCCAATTTAGCAGGCGCACCATCGGGAATAAAAATTATGACTCCTCAGCAATTTGTTGCTAGTGCGGGTGATATGCCAGATGAAGAAGAAGGTGTGGCGGAAGGCCAAGAACACTTAGATAGAATTCGTAAACTATCTGGGTTGGGTGAAGCAACCAAACTACCAGCAAGTACCCGTGATTTAGATAGCCAAGAATTTCAAGACTACATGAAGCGTATTGTTGGCACACCTGACTTAGATAAAGCAGGTAATGTCAAAGTAGATAAGAAAGGCAACGAAAAGTATACTACTGGTAAAACTAAAACAGACAAATACAAAATGCCTTACATCCATCGTAGTAGTGTAGTTACATACTTAAGTCCAGATGGTCAAACATATGATGAGGATAAAATTAAACAAACATTAGCAATTCGTCCCAAAGCGTTACTAAAGCAAAATGAAAAGATGAAGCATAGTAATGGAGAGTTTGAACAATTTTTTAATGTTGGATTTGCGGCATTAGTAGGAATTGCACTAGATGAACAAACCAATAAGTTAATCGTTGTTAATACTTGTCCCGGTGCTGGCTCTTGTAAAGTAGAGTGCTTTGCCATGAAGGGCGGTAAGATTCAATTTAAGGCAGCATGGCAAAGTGACGGAAGAATACTAACATATCTATTGAATGATCCAGATGGTTTCTTTAATCAATTAAGCAATGAAATCTCTGTTGAGGCACAAGCAGCAGCAAAGGGTGATAAGAAATTCCCTAATGGTTGGCAAACAACAGTTCG